TGGGACTCCACCTGCGACCAAATCGATTGTTCCAAAGGTGTATCCTGTTCCGCCGTCCGAAACTGTGACAGAATCGACTTTTGAGTCGTTATCAATCACAATTGTGCACTTTCCGCCTTGTCCATCGCCCAAAATTGGGACATTTCTGTAGGTTGAGTTCGCAGTTCCGAGTCCAACACCACGATTTCTGACCGTAACGATTTTCAATTGACCACTCGTACCAGCGTTTGTTCTAACGGCAGCGTTATCAGAGCTGGTATCCCAGTTACTTGGAGTTGGAATGTAATCTGTGGAGTCAAATTTGATCGCTTGAGATGGTTTGATAGTGTAAAGATACTTCCAAATGTAACCATCACCACTCGAACCAGCAGATCTGGGTTCCAAATCTGTAAAAGTTGGTTCATCCAAAGAAGGACCACCCTGATAATTGTTCTCAGGAGTGGCATTATTATAGAGACAGATATAAACTCTGAAATCAGAGTTCATCACATAAAAGTTTGAGTCATAGATGTCAAACGCACCAGAGGGTTCTGATGGATTTGAACGACTGATATCATTTCTCCACATGTCATATGTGGTTCCCGATGCCCAGGTAATCTTTCTCACAACCTGTGCAACATCGTTTGTATTGACTTTTTTCAAAGCCAACATTGTGTCATAATAATCGTTAGACTCGTTCAGATTATCCTTTGGTGCAGGAGGATCTGTATCCCAAGTTGACGAGTAATTCGTCGCATTGGGAAGACCAATGAATGTGTAATAAGAATTTGATGTTGACTGGACGCCAGCAACAAAATTCTTGGCATTCAAAATACGAAGTTGGTCAGTAATTATTGCTGCCATTGTGAGAAAGTTTTTCTTTATTTATTAGGGGATTTAGGCGGTCGTGTAACCGACGTACCTAAGTGGGTTATAACGAGTAATCAAACCAGAAGTAGAAATTCCATTGTAACCTTGGTCACCATAGAAATTGAACGACTGAGCCGAAGTTTCCATGGTAATTTTGCCCCAACTAAAGTCACCCATGTAAGGTGCAGTTGTGTAACCAATGCTTCCTGCGTTATCGACGTTAACAAAGACTCTTCTCAGAGTGGTTGTGAATCCAACGAGAGATCCTTCATGAATGATTTGATTGTTATCTTCAAAGGAAGAAACCTGATAAACAGCATCGAGAGCCGTTGTTGCGATTCCGATGTGACCACCCGCTGTGTTGCGTGTGGCAAATGTTCCCCCAACAGAAAGATTCGTGTTCGAGATAACAAAATAATCACCAGTTGAAATTCCACTGACTGTGACCGCAGTTCCAACGAAACTGGTGTCTCTCATCACGGAGTCTGAAGGAATGAAAGTGTCAAAGTAGATCTGACTGTCAGATCCAGAAGTTGTTGTTCCAACTCCGACAATGATACCAAAATCACCAGAGTAATTTGTAACAACGAGAGTTTCAGAGATTGTTCTTGGTGGTTCAACCAAAACTGCTGGGGCGACTGAGGAGTAACCAGTTCCAGGTGAAGTCACTGTGATGGAACCAACTGTTGAACCACTCAGAACCGCTGTTCCTGTTGCTCTTTGTGTTGTTCCAACACCAACAGGAGTTGAAACTGTGACAGCAGGAGCAACCGTGTAACCAAGACCAGCAGTTGTAACTGTAAACGCTGTAATTGTTCCAGCGGTGGAAACTGTTGCCGTCGCGGCCGCAGCAGTTAGAGTGTCCTGTGAGGTCAGAATAATCTTATTCTGATAAGAAGTCTCTGCCTGAGGAAGTTCATTGTATTGATCAAAGATTGGAGTTACATTATCAACATATGCGACAGTTGAACCAACGCCAACAGGTTGGAGAAGATATGCTGCACCAAAAATGTTTGGTTCATAATTTTCTCTGTCCTTAGCAACTGGTTTACCATCGATAATTTTATCGACGGTTTGACGACACCAAGTAACTGGTCTGGTCAGTGTGTTGTCTTGAGTGATTCCACCACCAATGTAAGGATTAGTTTCTGCAACCGAGTTGGTAACAACTTCGATAACAGTTCTAGGATCTTGATCCAGAGTTTGATCCTGACCCCTCAGTGGGTCATTGTTAATTTTCAGAGTGTCTCCATCTTTGACATTGTTGATAATTTCTTTGACTGGAACATCGATTGGCATCGTTCCTCTGTAGAAGAGGATGTTGGAGGAATTACCAACCTGAGGTGCCTCAGAGAATGTGATGTGACTTCCACCTTCAAATGTGTAAGCAACAACTGGTTGTTGGAGAATATCGTTGATAAAGACCAACAGGTTGTAATCCAAATCGATTACTCCACCAAAGTCGGTTTCAATGGATGTTACAATTCCAGCAACGGAGAGTGGGAACTTCGTCGTGGTTCCGTCAAACAAAGTGTCAAGAGGATCCATAACTTGCAGTGAACCAATGGACCACCCATTAAACGTGTCGTCATAAACAGTTTCAACAGTCAACTGGAATTCTTCATAAGTCTTGGTGGTGTCGGTTGGAATTCCAACAGTTCCACCGATCGCAACTGTCAGAGTGTCAGCATCACCATAGTTGTAACCAGTCTGAACGATTTGGAAATCAATAATGCTTGAACCTTGACCAACAATGATGTCAACTTTTGCTTCTGTTCCCACACCAACGGGTGTTGGGGCAATTCCACTGTAAATCAATGGAACATTAGTGTATCCAAGTGGAGCATCGAAGACAACATCGGGAACGTTAGTTGTGGTGTAACCAGTTCCAGGGTTGGTGATTGCAACACTGACAATGTGACCACCACTGATTGCAGCAGTTCCAATGAACTCAAGATTTGGAACACCGTTACTGTAAGTCTGAACACCAACGTTGACGACGGTTTGAATTCCAGATCTGTAACCAGAACCAGTTCTCGCAATTGCAACTGACGAGATGGTTCCAGCAGTTGACACGACTGCTGTTCCCCCAGCAGCAACCAGAGGTTGGAAACCAAATCCTTGAGTTGAACCAACAGAAATAATTCTTCCCCTCAGTGGAATGTTACTCTTATTGGGGTCATAACCATCTTGAATTCCATTTCCTTGGAAAGTGATCGTGGTGATTCCACTTCCTTCTGCCAAGGTGTAAGCGTTAGTTACGGTCGAAGAGCTTGGTTGTTGGAAAACACCATTATGAAGAATAATCGCATTGTAAGTTGAGTAACCAACTGTGTTTGCATCACTTTCTTGAAGAGTGAATTCACTTCTGATTCCAGTGAAATCTCTGGAAATGTCATCAAACACATAGTTGTTTGAATAAGTTTCACTTGAAGAACCAACAGGAGCGGTTCTGGTGAAGACTCTTCCCTGGAAAGTTGAGTTTGTTGTAATTCCAGTCCAATCTCTGTAATTGGGATTACCTGTTGTTGTGCTCAGTGGTGTCTTACCTTGAGCAGGTCCAACAAAGTTAATTGTGCTGTCAGTAATGTTATATTGACCAACAAACTTCTGAATGGTTGCGCCAGCGATGTGTGGAACAGACAGTGAACCCATCTGACCTCTCAGAACCTGCAGGTCAGTGGGATTGTCGCCACCAAGACCAGTGATAATCATATATTCTTTATCAACAAGAATAATGTCATCTGCGTAGAACGAAGTGATTCCTGTTGTTTCAATTGTTGGTCCAAGAATCACATTGGCATTCAATGTTGTAGTGATGTCAGTCTCAGAAATTGGAGACTGAATCATGTTGTCAATGGCAACCAGACACTTGGCATTTTGGTTCTCTGCTGTAATGCTGTGAGATTCACCAACACCAACAGCATTGATCAGAAGAACTTCTGGAGTTGCTTTCAGAGCGTTTTCAGCAGTTGATGCAAACTTGATTTCGTTTGCGGATGCCTTGACGACATAAAGATCCTGAGGAAGAAGAGTTGTTGATCCAATTCCAGGGACAGTTGCTGTTTCAATTCCAATTGGAGTCGTTTCATAACCATAGAAGACTTTTTCACCAGTCACAAAGAAGTGATTGTTGATTCGAATTGATTGTTTTGCAACATCGACGATTGAAGAATCGCTTCCATCGAATGATCTCTTGAAGATGTCAAGACCATCAGACTTCAGAGCAAAGTTACTTCTGAGGTCAATTCTGGTTCCAACATAACCTTCACGCAAGCTGTTGATTTGAACAAGACCATTATCATAAGACTCTGCTTCACCATTGTTGTTGAAGTGTTGAAGTCCAACAGAGAATGTCTTAACCGTTACCGCTGCGTTTGCGTTAGGAGTAAAGGTCAGATCAACACGAGTTCCAACTGTTTGAGCAACACCAACTGTTCCAACTCCAGAAACAGTTTGAACATTGCCAAACTCAATCAATTGCTCTTGGTTTGAGTCACGAAGGATGACACATTCCAACAATTCATATTCGGAATTGGTTGTATCAGAAGCCTGAACAATAAAGTAGTTTGCACCATAAGGATTATCAAAGGATGCAACTGTGATTGGAACAGGACTTGCGTCTGCTGCGATCGAAGTGTGAGTCGAAGAGAGAAGTGAAGTTTCGAGAGCGGTTGAACCAATTCCAGTTCCTGTCGCTGCGATAGCAACAACAGAAGAGTTGACGGTCATTGTCGTCAAACCAGAAGTCGGAGTGAATTCAACAATCAAATTGCCGCCACTGATTTGAGAATCAAAAGTTCCAAATCCAACGAACAGAGTGTCGGTGGTCGTAAGCATGTCACCATACTTCATTATCGAAACATCTGTCCCGTCATGAATGATGTTGAGTTCTTGACCAGTCGCCTCACCGTTCTGGTCTTGTGCCATCAC